ACCAAAACCGATGATGCCAGGTGGAACTCCACCGATGATGCCACCAAAACCGATGATGCCTGGTGGAACTCCACCGATGATGCCACCAAAACCGATGACGCCAGGAGGCTCATTGATGGCGTCAATAACCGGATTTAACTTGTATAACGGTCCAGGTGTGATGGAGCACGCATATTTTCCCTAAAATTAAAGTAGTGTCACCTATTAAATAAGATGTCTGGAGGAATTACACAACTTGTAGCCGTCGGCGTTCAGGATGCTTACCTCTCAGGAGCTCCAGAAGTCTCCTTCTTCAGATCATCATTCAAACGTTATACTCATCACACAAAGGTTGTAGAGCGTCAGATTATTCAAGGAACGCCTACAGCAAACGGTGTCTCTCTCTTAAGATTCGAGAAAAAGGGTGATCTTCTCACTGATGTTTACTTCACTGCAAACGATCCAAATAACACAGCAAATGTAAATGTAAATTGGAATCAAATTATTTCCAAGTTGGAACTCATGATTGGTGGACAGATTATTGATACTCAGGACATGACGTACTGCTCAAACATTGATCCAATTGTAAACTCCAAGTCTTATAGCCAGCGTTATGTGGCTTCCAATGTGAATTCCTCCGTCTTTTTCCCACTCAAGTTTTTCTTTTGCCGTGAGTGGCAGAGCGCTCTCCCTCTGATAGCTCTTCAGTACCACGATGTGGAGATCCGAATTACTTGGGCTCAACCAAACTCTTGGGATCAGTACATCGCATGGGCGCGATTCGTGTATCTGGATAATGATGAGCGCGAGTGGTTCGCCAAGAACAAGCATGACATGCTCATCACACAGGTGACCAGAGTCCCAATTGCACCAGTGAACACTTTCGAGTTTGCACTGGCTCAGCCAATCAAGTACATTGCATTCGAGTCTAATAACTACAACACTGTTTACAATTCTGGAGGTTTAACTTCCACAATCCCACTGCTCAATAGCACCGGTGTAGCACCTGGAGCAGGTATAACAATTCCAAATTATCTTCCATCAAATACCTACGTTTCAGGTATTTCTGGAAGTACAATCACCACAACGAATGCTGTTCTGCAGAGCACACCAGCTGGAACCGCAGTAAATTTCTCAGCCCCAATTTCCAACACATTCACAATCTCATCTTCTGGGTCAGTTGTTACTGCAGTTTCATCATCAGCTGCAATCGCTGCACTTGCATCAACCCCCGTCGCAGTTGGATGGCAAGTGTTCCTCTCTGGAACCAATGCAACTGCTGCTCAGCTTATAATTGAATATACAGTTGCATCCATAACTTCAACTACATTGACTCTTGCAGCATCCGCAGCTCCTTCAATTACATCAAATCCATATCAGCTGACTTTCATTCCACCATACTCTCTTTTCAACTCCATCTCAGCAATCAATAGTACTGTACTTACTATGGTTGCGACAGGAGCAGCCGGTACTCAAACTTTGACACTTAGCGGACATGGTATACCATCTACCGCTACATCCTTCTCTGCAAATCTTACAGGCTTCACTGTAGCTGCAGGTACATTAACAAACCCAGTGACACTTACATATACCAGTGCCAGTGTGTTAACTGGTTCAGTTTCAGGGTTACAGCTGTCAGGTACGGGAACAGTAACCATTGTTGCAGGTGGTATTCCTATAACACAGAGTGCTGGATCATCAGCACTCATTAACGGTTCAGGTTCAACTTACATTTCAGTGAATGTGCCAGGTGCAATTTCAGAGTCTATGGTTGGGTGGAACATTGTGGTTCCACAGGCTGGCGGTACAGGTACTACTGCAGCAATTGGTACAATCACAGCTGTTGAGCAAACGAATCCAGAATCAAATGGAGTGTTTGCAGGTGTTGCGGGTGATGGTTATGTTATAGCATCCTTCCCATCTACTGGCACATATGGCACAACTGCATTAACTACATCAGCAACCCCTACATCTGGTACACAATGTTACATTTACCCATCTACAGTGTACACATCAGCTGTAGCTTCTTCAAACACTAACCAGGGTTCAGTGGCTGCATCCAACATGCAGTTCAAGATGCAGATCAATGGTAACGATGTCGGGGAGTCAAGATCGTTACCACATTGGGTAGATGTAAATCAGTATTATCTGACACCATATGGATACTATAACTTGTCGGCTGGATCTGGACTCGGTGGAATCGTTCCAGTGGCCATCGTGCCCTTCTGTCTGGATACCGCCAGATTTCAACCAACCGGTTCTCTGAACTTTAGCAGAATCGACACCTTCCGCCTCATCTGCCCATCCGGAACCAATTTCCAGGCACTAAGCAAACTCGGAGCCGGCTCCTACTTCTATGCAGTCAACTACAACATTCTCAGAATTCAGAATGGAATGGGTGCAGTCATGTACTCTTCTTAAAGATTTACACATCTAGTCAAACAATGCCTAATTTTGAAGAATGGGCAGCTTTTGATGATCAAGGGTTGTATGTTGGGAACACCCAACTGAATCAGTTGGACGTGGACAACTATGCAATAGTTGACAACTATGCAATAGTTGGTCTTATCCCACAGGCTCCTGAAGAAATTGCAATATCAGCAACACTCTCCACTTCCACCTCCTGATCAGTCTTTCTAGGCATTGGTGGAGTGAGATAACTCATATTTGGCTTGAAAATCAAGAATAATACAAGAAGAACACCTATAATTATTACAATCTTCATTTATTAGTAGACAATTTTAAAATTGTCTACTAATAGGGCAATCAATGACGAGACACAAGGCAATAGCAATACCCATGCATGTAATCAATGATGAACCCCATTTTTTATTGGTGCACGACAGGCGCTTCCAAGAGTGGACATTTGTCACTGGTGGATGTAGAAAAAGGGAGATTTACAATCCTTTAAGATGTGCTCTTAGAGAACTTGAAGAGGAAACCAGAGGTGTAGTCAATATAAAATCTGGAACATACGCCTACTATAAATTTTCAACAATAGATGAACATGAACCAGAAACAACCAATGTATATCATGTATACATATTAGACTTTCAAATGTCTCTTCGAGATCAAGAAAAGATTATAACCAAATTCAACATCAACAAAGATATGATGACAAAGAATAAGATTCGATTCAAAAAACAATATGATGAAAATGATTATATAGATTTTGATACAATCAATGGAATTAAAAACAGAAATGATATGTGGAAGATGATTTCGGTCTATGTCATCAAGAATACAGAATTTTACAATGCAATGTACTCAAAGAGAGTTCCTTTTGATTTAAAAAAATAGACACCAAGAATAGAATGGTGACTCATCTACTATTTGATGGAGGAACTCTCACTGTAAAACCAGAAGAGAGTGACACATTCATTGAAACATATGTAAGAAGACTTCAAGAAGGTAAACAATTACACATCATTGAGAAGAGAACCCCTTTATTTAAGTTTTATCTTGATATTGATTATTTGAACAATAGCGATATGATGCCTATATTTATAGATATTTTCAAATTGGTTGTAAAAATTGTAAACAAAGGGGAGTGTTTGATTGCCAAGGCGTCCGAAAGATTTATAGAGGGAAAAGGTACCAAATATGGCTACCATCTCATTTGGCCAAGATACATAGTGAACAAGCAGACGGCGGAAGCTTGTAGACAAAGGATACTGAATGAGTTTGGAATCGAGTGGTTGAGTATCTTTGATTCATTTAGTTCTGGACTTAGAATGCTTTGGTCTCATAAGAATGAGAGTGGAAGCACTGTATATGAGCCTTATGGTGTACTCACAGTGGATGGAGTGTTCACAGAGTTTGAGGACAAGACTCCATCTGTCTATTTTTTGAAACTCTTTTCAATTCAAAGTTTAGAAGAGGATACAAGTGAGAGTGACAAATCAATCACACTTGATCAAAATACACTCGAGATGTTTATAGAGAGACATTTCAAAGGTCACACCCGTCTCAAGATTACAAAGATGGAAAAGTGTAAGAGTGACAATGGGGATTTATGGGTTGCGTGCTCCTCAAAATACTGTGAAAATATAAAAAGAGAGCACAAATCGAATCATGTGTACTTTATAATATCAAGAAGTGATTTGTCAATCCATCAACGATGTCTTGATAATGAATGCAAGGGGTTCAAGAGCAAAAAGAGAAAACTTCCAATTGGAACAATTAAAGATTTATTAAATTTATAAGTAAATGGAGACTCCTATTGTTACACGTTCTGGAAGGGTTGTAAAGAAGCCTGAAAAGTTTTCTCCAAATGAAAAGCCTGTAGATGATTACAAGGATGATGATTACGATTCTGAAGATCCAAATGGTGAAGCTTCAGAATCGGAATTCTCTGGTGATGAGGAGGAGAGCGATTCTTATGAAAGTAGTTTTATTGATGACGAAGAGGAGGAGGAGCCTACTGACTGATAGTAAAGTACTGACTGAATTCTGGTGAAATTACATTATCCTCTGGGGTGTTTATGGGGAGTGTAACTGTGTAAATAATGCACTTGTCCTTTACAAGATCTCCAACCTTGTACAATTGATATGGCATCCATTGAGGAGCTTTAACATCTGTACATGTATCAGGAATCGGCGATGATAGTTGGAGAATGGGACTGGTGTTTACACCAGGACTGGTACTCGAACCAGGACTGGTGCTCGAACCAGGAAATCGAGTCCCATCAATTTTGTATTGAAGCGGGTATATTTCATATTTACTCGACGTGAGTTGTGCACCATCTTCAATATCATATGCATTGTCCCAAGGGAGTTGATTTTTGAAATCCTTTTCAACATCTTCTTGTATGAAACCAGCCCATGGATTTGCTCTTTGGGTACCTCCTGCTATTATGGTGTAAAGATCACTCGCTGTGAATGTTTCATCCATTCTTATCTGGTGATTTTATAATTATTCCGGTGTACTCATACCCGTCAATTAAAAGATCATCATCTGGCATTTACATTATTTCAACATTTTTATATTTACCAAGCTGTTCTTTTAGCTTTAGAGCCTTGAACTCTGATATGATTCTATTCAAATTTTGAGGATACTTTTTACCCTGAAGTCTATAATAAGCTGCAAACTCAGGCGCCTCGCTTCTGTTGAATATAAGTTTCGCTCTCTCATTTAAACTATTTGGAGTTGGAGTCTTGTTGCTCGAGGACATTTCTTCAAATGCTTTAAGTATTGCATTTTCGAGACTCTTTTGCGAGTTGACCGATGTGGTCTTACCCAAAATACGTTTGATAAGATTTGCCTTGGTAGCTTTTGAGTAGTGACCACCCAGCTTGTTTGCAAATGCTCGTAAGTTGGATACCAAAAAAGATGAGATCTTCTTTGTTCCTTTACCGACTCTCTTTATCTGTTCGGTGTTTTTCAGAATGTAGTGAGGAACTCCATTTATTGTAAAGTTTGGTTTGGATACATTTACCTTCTTTTTTCCGAGTCTCTCGCACATTTGCTGTTTTCGTAAGCCAGAGTATGCGATTCCCCTCTTTCTCAGAATTTCAATGAGTTGCTTCACTGTGAATTTCATACAATCTTGACTCAGTGGTGAGTTTTCTTGTTTTTTTGGAGGGGTGTTTGCATTGGTGATTTCAAAAATCTCGCGCACTCTCTTTGGGATTTTCATACCGGCATACGCCTTGAGAACAGTCTTTTTGGCCGCCTTGATTCCTTTTGGTATTTTGTAAAACTTTGCAAGTCCACCAGGTCCAGGTTTTACATAGTACCCAGGTTTATTCGCGTTCCAATTCAAGATGGAGTTTTTAGCAACTCTTTTTGGTGGGGAATATACTTGTTTTGGTGGTGGTACCTTGTTGGACAGAAGAGGAGACATTCCCAACGCACGACGGGTTGGTGCTTTTATCTGCACACCCGCATTTGCATACGCCTTTCTCACCTTTGAAATGACAAGTCTGGGGTTTGCAGGAAGTTTATATCTTCTAGGTTGTCTATCCGGTCCTGGTTTTACATAGAAGCCATTTGTATTGTTATTCCAATTTACAACTGGATACCTTTGATTCCGCATATGCTCTCTCTTCCCCTTTAAATTACGACGTGCTGCAATTTGATGACCTATATTCACACCGGTAAACTTTCCAACAACCGTTTGAACTCTTTGTTTAATGTTTCTCAAGTCGGTACCCGATGCAATTATTACTCCATTTTGAAAAATCTTTACACTCACCAAAGGTTCATACAAACGGAGAGTCAATCCTGGAAATATTTCTGGCTCATAAGACACATTCTTTTGCGGTTGATACTCTCTAGCAAGAGATGGTAAACTGATTTGTTTATGAAGTTGCCATGTCATCGTAGTATTTGTAATCTTGAAAGATACATTTTTTATTGGTGCAATGTCACTGAGTACACTTTGAGTATCTTCAAAAGAACCTTTTCCGGAAATGACGATGGAGTTTTTGTGAAAGATTCCTTGACTCCCATTTTCCAATTTGACAACTACTCTCTTGAGTGGTGCATTTTTGTTTCCGATAATTTCAGAATGTGTTGCTTGGACTATTGGCTTCCCACCAACACTTGTTTGGTACCCCACAATCTCTGATATTTTTTTATTTCTTACAATTTTAATCAGGGAGTCAAGTGGTACTGTACCTTTCCCCACCGCACTTTGAAAAGTCAACTCAGGACTCGACATTTTAATATACAATTATATTAAAATGATGATGGATTCTGGAGACACTACCAAAAAGGTTGATAAACTCAGATGGGCTGCACTCATAGTTGGGTGCTGTGCTCTTGCATTCCAGATTCTGGTTCTGTACCCTTGGCACCTTGAAATATCAGACGAGATTAAAAGTCTCACAAAGATGTGCATGAGAAAGTGAGGACCTGGATTTAATTGTTACCAAATATAAATGTGGAACCTGTTGGCTCTGTGCTCATGCGAAATTTTTGGAAACTGTCAGATTAAGAAATATTCAGAGACTCACAAAACGGAACATTTATTAATAGGACTTGTTGGTTACGCTCTTATGATTTTCTTTCTTATTCAAATATTCAGAAAGAATAAAAATATGATGTACATAAATACATTATGGCAGGCTGCTGTAATAGTTCTAGGTTCTCTCATTGCTTATGCAGTATTCGGAGATAAATTTACACACCCTTGTCAGTATCTGGGTATACTCTTTGCTTTACTCGCTATATATTTTATCAATTGGGAACATTGAATTTATGATTGTAATAATTGTATCTATTCTTTGTACGTGTATTTGTCGGATTTAGTTCTAAATATTCTACTATTTCTTTTAAACATTTTTTAGCATTATTTTGTATTCTCTTCTTTGCTCTTTCCCATTTTTTTTTAGCAATATGTAATCGACCAATAAGTTTTTTACTATCAATTCTTTCACGTAGTAAAGCTTTATATTTACTGTAATTTTTGTTATTGTTATTGTTATTGTTATTCAACTTTCTTTCAGTAACATGCAAATCAACCGTTGCATCACCAATCTTGTCTTCTATTTCTTCAATCGCCTTTTCAATAGAACTAATCTTCAAAATCATTTGATCAAATTTACTCATACAAACAAGAGTTTGGTGATAAGCTTTTTTAATCTCATAAATTCTTCTTCGTCTATTGTCCATTTTATAATAGTTAAAGAAAAAAAGCACTTGTATATTGAGGTCCTGTAGCATAATTGGATAATGCGTTAGCCTTCTACAAGTAGTCAGACTACAAGTAGTCAGAAGCAAGCTAAAGATTCTGGGTTCGACCCCCAGCAGGATCGTAAATTAATATCTTTAACAACAGTAAATGAGTAACCTCCCACCTGGACTTAGTAGTAGTTTAAACGCAGCTAATAATTCTCTGAAAAATGGAAATCTATCTGCGGCTGTGAATAACCGAAATAAAGCTGCTGCGATTGTGAATGGAAGTCCGGTTACACCAACTGAGTTTCGTAACGCATTTTCTAAAATCAACGCAATTGATGGAAAGATTAGAAACATGGTTGCAAAGGTGAATAATGTAAATAATCATGTGCGAAAAATACAAAGTACTTTAAATGGTGGTTTTAGCAAGAGAATGATGCCTGCTTCTTATAAAGGAAACAACGGAAACAAAGGTGCAAGCTACCCAAATAATTAAAAGATAGCATCGTTATGTAATCAATGTACGGGTTCAGTGGTTTCCTACCATTTGTGTATATTTTGAGTCTGCTCTTTGGGGAGCGGAAGAAGTTGTCTCTGTGTGAATTGAATAAAGAGTGCGGAGTTCATTCATTTGATTTGAATGGAATCAAAAATGGATCTATTGTGATTGATGATACGACGGAGATTTCTCAGGGAGACCCTGATGTGATTTTGTTTAGGGGGTGCGGTCCCCGCATAGACGGAAAGCTCAATTCAAGTTTGGCGACTCGAACCGGGTGGTTCAATGTGTATCGCAAAATTGAACCGGGTGTGTATGTCTACCACGGAAAAGGAAAGCGATGTGGAAATTATTGGGCTCGCATTCGGGATTATCGGATAGTTTATGTGTTTCCGATCCGAATCACAACCGATCGATATACTCCCATGTTATTTTGGTGGCTCTAAACGTGTCGTGAATTTTGCTCGCCGCCATCCCAGCATTTTCTTTGAAATTTGGAGTACAACAAAACAAATCAAAATATATGCACTCATTCTCTGGGTATGTGTGCATAGAAAAATGTGACTCTGCGAGAAGAATAACTCCAGTGGCACCAAATGGTTCAAACTGATAAAAACATCTTGAAACCTCAGTAAGCTTCAAGTCTGTGACCACTTGGTTCATCTTTAACTCCAGTTCACTCACTTTTTTGATTGATACACCGTCTATCTTTCCAAATATGTGACTCATTTACTTTTATAAATTTTTATTTTTTAATAATAAATGACTGAGGCGTATCTCAACGCTGCTCCGATTGTTGTTCTTGGTTTTGGTTTTGTTGCAATTGTCTATCTCATGAAACTTTGAGCGCCACGTAAATTACAAGTACAAGTATGAGAAGTAATACACCAGTGAGAGTTCCAATGAGAATTCTCAATTCATTCGTCTCCAAGATGAGATTTAAGATTTGCTTAGTTATAGAAGTATCATCGTCTGAAGCCATGGATCTTCCTACTAAGGGACTCGTAAATTTTTGGGGACCGCCCGGCACAGGAAAAACCAGCTTTTTCAAAAACATAAAACATGTATCATTTGATCATGATATTTTAAAAACAAAAGAGAGGACCATAGACTTTCTACATCGTATGAAGTACTCTAAATTTCCACTTGTTCTAGATGACTTTGAAATGGTGGAAAGTTTAATAGGAGTCTCCGAGCTTAAAGAGCTCAAAGTTCCATTTTATGTTATAACCAATGAGAAGAATAGCACTTTGAAATTCACTTCCTATTATCAGCATCTTGGGATTGACATACAGAAATTTGCAGACTCTATCGGTCTAAGAGCGAGCGAGGCTGCAAAGAGACTCAAGGATGCCAATGGTAATATGAAAACGGTTGAATTGGACACTACATTTTTTGGAAGCACCCGAGATGTAAAAACATGTCCCAAAGAATATGTAAAAACACTCTTGGTACAGAGTTCAGGCATTCCGCTCACATATATGTTGGACCGAACTATGACTGAGCACGGGAATACTTTTGGTATGCTTCATGAAAATTATATCGATTATATCAAAACATGCGATTCAGCCGCCGATATATGCGACTCATTCTCGTATGCTGACATCATAGACAGAGACATTTACACCGACATCTCTTGGGATCTCGTAACATTTTTTAATATAAGTGCCTGTCTGATTCCATCGTTGCATATAAAAGAGGATTACAACAAAAACACAAAGACAAATATAAAACCTGGAAGTATATGGACAAAGTACTCAAATGCTTGCATGAAGAGTAGCAGACTCAAAAGATTAAAAGTGGGTCGAGAATGTATATATCTATATATCATGTACCTGAATAAAGGGTTAAAGTGTCCAACTCAATTTGACTCTTATAATTTGGATACAATGAATCAATTGTCATTGATTGATAAAATCAATCCAAAGATACTTGCAAAAATGAAGGTGGAACTGAAGTCCTCTATTTCATAGAGTCCTCTATTTCATAGAGTCCTCTATTCAAACTCCTCCTCCTCCAACTCTTTGTAATCTTTTTTGTTTTGATGACCAACAATCTCACACTCAAGTTCTTCTTCTATCAAGTAGTAAAATTCACTCTTCGTTGTTGATCCTTCCAAGTCCATTACTATCAATTGCGTTTTTTAGTAGCATCCCAGCGGGGCTATCCGGTTCCCACTCTGCCCACGTGTCAAAACATTCATTGATTTCAATGAATGTTTTGTCATCTCCTGTGTAGCGAGTGAATCCCAACTCTACAGAGTCCAACTCTGAAGAGTCCAACTCTGAAGAGTCCAACTCTTCAGAGTTGTCATCAGACACAAGTTCTGGGAGGTCATCGTCAGATTCGTCCGAGTCCTCCTCTGGAAACATGGTCCCTGTACGGGTTCCCAAAACATGTCGAGCTGCATATTTCATTCCATATTGCATATCCATTGCAGTGACTGTGTCACGTCCAGTGGCTCTGCAATAATGACTCGCGATGATGACTGCACTTTCAAGAACCGGTTGGATGATGTTTGTGGCTGACTCAATGATTCGTTCCTCCATTAAATAAAATAAGTTTCAAGTTTTTAAACTGGGTTGAATGTAAAAGTTTGAGAATGTCCACGAACTGTTACTGTCAACGTACTATTTGTGGGTGGAGTGGGAATAAGTGGTGTTATCATCGGTCTTCCAGATTCTGAAGTGGTTCCAGATGCTAAAATTGTTCTATTGTAAGTGAATGTGTACGAGAATGGTGATGAATTTGATAACCCGGTTGACCAGTTTACCAGTGCTAAACCTGCATTTGTGAGGTAAGAAGAGTTTATATTTATTAAGTTCTTAACAGTCACATTACATGATATTGATGTACATATTATATTTTGATTTGTATCGTATACGTATATAGTAAAATTTGTACCTACATCATAAAAAATATTTATGGGAGTTTCAACATTACTATTTGCGGCTGGAATATTTCCAGATGCTAGTAAAGAGCCGTCAAAATTCACAAAACTATATGTAAAATCACTATTTAAATAACTTAAAACCCAGTCTACGTATGTTTTATTTGAAGAATTATAAATATTATAAATATTCACTGGAGAAAATGTAGGAGTTGGAAAAATCTGATACCCCACAACGTCAGGTAAAGGAGAATATGTTATAGTATTTCCAACAGTAGCAGTGGTAATAGTATTACCATTATAATTACTAACAATGTTGTATTCACCTCCTGTGAAACTAATTGGTATAATCATGATACTATATACTGTATTTGGTTGTAAACCAGTAAGGGTATAAGTTCCACAAATACTATTTGGACCATATGGGCTAGGGTATCTATTGTTACCAACTGTTGTTGTTACTATATTTGTAAGTGCTCCACCAGTTCCATAATGGATATACACTGGATCAACAGCTTCAAATGTACTGCTTCTCCAATATAAAGGTATACTACTGGATGTTACTATAGACGTTTGAAGTGTATCAATTCCAAAATAAAAATAACTAAATGTATCCGTAATTCTTAAATCATCATTATATTTACCAGCAACTCTGAGTGCAAAATTTTCAGAAAAGTAAAATTCTGGAATATTAAGATATTGATTATCACACAACATAAAATAACTTACTAGAGTAGGTTCTTCACCTACAAATGACCATACTTCTAAAATATCTGTAGGTAAAATATTTTCGTATGTTACTAAAAGTTTTAAATTATATTTATTCAAAACTGCATAATAGTTAATAACTATATCAGAATTTGTAGGTGTAATGTTATAAAATGGCCAAAAACTTGTTTGATTTATAAATGTAATTGAATTGTTATAACTATTCGGTACAACTAATTTTACAGTGTAACCAGGTGAAGTTTCCGGAAAATTGTAATAGAAACTACCATTATAAGCACTGGTTACATATCTTATCCATGGTTGTGGTAAAGTTGGTTTGGGAATTTTTATTGTACCGGAATTTCCACATGTAACTGTATTTACAAGAATGATTTCTTGATAAATAGGTAAAGCTACATAAACTTGAGGTGCTATCAATTGTACAAATACTTGCAATTGATCAGTTGGTGAACCACTATATGTCCAATTAATTATTGCATTTTCTCCAGATTCATATGCTGATTGAATTGTAAGTAGTCCAGTATTTGTATACGTACCATAATTTGTTCCAATTGGCACATAATTGTTATAATCATTAAACAAAGGATCATTTACAACATTAAGTGCAAGTCTATAAGTTTGATTGTCATTTACATTTAATAATTTCGCTTCACCAGCTCCAATAGTAGAAGTAGTATTTATAGCCCAATTAACTCCGTCGAATAACCAAATATTCACTTTACTTGTATTTGAAAAATTGCTACTTGTCCATTGAATTGTATTTTTTTTCGTACCTGCGTAAGTGATTGATCCGACTGCGCCAGAAGATATCAATGGTGTAGTAGTTTTGGCATCATTATATTTACCAGGGACAACTAAAGCAACTCCATAATAAGTAGCATTTTTGATAGAAAAATATTGTGCGGAACATGTAGTCGTTTTAAGTAATGTAGATGGAGATAATCCATTTGTAAATAATATATTTCCACTTGGAATAGGTACACCAATACCAGTTGTAGTATTGTTTGGTAAGTTAACATTTATAATAAAACTTGTTGAATTCGTTCCTGATAATGTAGTAAATGTACCATTAAGTAAGTTATAGTATCCTGAAGTACTACCATCACCTAAACATAATACATCTGGAAAATTTGTAAGAACTACTTGCATTCCACTAGTCAACCCAGATGTAAATGGAATATTAAAAGTAAAAGGAGTAGGCGATGTATAAAACTGACCACTAGGTAAAGGTACAGTAATAGAAGTTGCTGTAATTGAACCTGCTCCCCATACTTGTAAAGTGTCATTTAGGGAAAGATTTTGATAAATCCAGTTTAGTGAAAAAGCTTGATCAACAACCTGTAAATTTTGTATAGTAACACTTGGTATATTATTTGTAGGTACTTGAATTGTTGAATAAATTGTATGTTTGTCATTGTAGTCTCCATTTACAGGATCTCCAACTACATTGAGAGACACATACAAAGGGGTGCTCATCTTATATTAGGCCAGGATTATCGTAAAATTAAAATTGCATAAAATGTTAAATCCATCAGTTATACTAATAACGGCTTTTGATGTACCTGTTGGAACACCGGTAACTGCGCTATTTATAGTTTGAGATCCACCACTAAAATTTCCAGATCCATATGCTATAACAACTTGCCCCACTGGTGAAATAGTATATTGTAAAGTACGTGTATCATCAGTGGTCAAGGTCCAATTTATATTAGAACTAGATGTAGAATTTACAGCTACAGTATATGAATTTGTCGGATATAAATTAAGTATTGAATTCAAAGCACCAACTGTGGTTACTGCTCCCTGTGACCAAGAAACCCCATCGGTACTGGTCCAAATTTTAAGAGTACTACTCGGTGAAAAGCCAGAAGTTGACCAAGAAATGTTTACATTTGAGTGAGAAGGGATGATGTTTGTGACGTTTAGGACCCCGTTAAAATCTACAGTGGTACTCATACTATATATAATAAAGCAATATCATTTAGGGTCCCTGATGCAATTACCTGCCAAATATAATGAGTTGTATACGTTTTACTAAATTGTAAAATGTTATTTGTTAAAGTCCCTGAAGCAATTGGGTACAAGCTAATAAAATCTGCACTTACTATATTCACAGTTACAGTTCCTGAAACTGCACCCCCTATGAAAACCCCATTCACTGATATACCCGATGGTGCTTTAATAAGGATGTAATCACTGGAGCCTCCGGTCCAACTTGGTGCACAATTAAATCCCTTAATTAAATTGTTCGTCTGTGATGGAACTGTTGAAGAAATTGTATAAGTCCCGGAACCATATTGGTATCCTGTAAAGGTTACTACATTTGATGACATTGATGCTGGTGGATACCTTATCGGGTTTAATGGACCAGAAAATACTGAAGGATCAAAATAAGTTAATTGAGGGTTATAATTTTCAAGATTTGTAAGACTTAAAGAAGAATTCTGTAAAATCTTTCCGTTAAAATCTACAGAAAATATGAAATTTGAATTTGCAGAAATCGAATATTTTGTAAAAGTTGAATCGGTTACAGTGAAACTGTCAGAATATGTGTTTTTTCCATAAACTACAAGTGTGTGAGTCTCTTTATTTTCAAATATACCAGTTGGTGAAATATTATTTGTAATACTTAGTGGATCATTAAAAAATAATAAAAAAGGTTTATTATAATTATCTACATTAAAAGTTTGTTGTTTATTTTTTCCAAAAGTATCATAAGATAAAAATGTCGTATTTGCAGAAATATCTATAAAATAAATATTTGTAAAGGAATCTGTAGCCCATGGTGTATTAAAAGAAACCGCTTGTGAAGTTTGTTCAGATATTATTCCATCTTGATAAAAGTACCCAGTGAAAACTGTACCAGTTGAAAACTGCAACACATATGTTTGTGTTGAACTCAAAAATTGCACATAATTACTCGAATTGCAAAACTTGGCTGCGCTCAAAGTTCCCAATCCAAAATTTTTGGAAACAGTTGAACCGGTTGTCAAATTTCGAACAACACAATTTGGACTTGAATAATAAGAGGCCCAAACACTTGAATTATCAAAGTATAGAGCCGCTGGTGCTCCCAAAGTAACACTTGATTTTATGGTGTAAGTGCCTCTATTAAGAGTCACAACCTGTGTAGACGTTGACACAATCGGATTTGCGTAAAGATCCAATACCATATCAAAAGGTGTACCAGATAAAGAAGGTGTAAATGTACCTTTTCTTTGATCGATTAAAGACCCATCACTCATAAGCATTATAATTGTATTGAGTTGTGGGTCACACACGGCTTTTACAATAGTGGCACTCGATGAGAAATTCAAAAATAAAGAATTCACAGAAGTCTGATACACATTACAAGTTATATTTGAGTATCCTGGACTTGAGAGGACCAAGTTTGTTAAACGATTATCAATTGTGCCCAAAGTCTGTGTGAGTGCCAACGTATTAGATATTGGTATCGATGTTGCACCTGAAATATTCACCTTTGCATATGTGTTTATAACCTCATTATTGAGTTTAATGGGCAAACTTGGAATTGTTATTGTATTTTGAGTATTTGATAATGTGTACTCCCCGGATTGAAAGATGGGTAAACAATTTGAACTGTTGAAAAACACAAAGTTGTGAGATTGTGCCCAAATAGTAACCTTCACCGGGTCAACAATCGGAGCCAATTGTATCTCAAATCTCTGAGAGTCCAAACGTGAAAAATTCATCTGCCCACTCGGAGCATCATGTGACGGATCCAATGCAAAACTGTAAAGATACACCGGTTCGTTTGGAAGTCCCTTGTATCTCTTCATCGGTTCGGTGTACAACAAGTAATTCCCAGACAAGTTGAATCTCTCAAAGTTTGCTCCGCTATACAAAGCCACGTTGGTAATATTTGGCACCAATGTTCCAGTGTTTAAATTTTCAACTGTAAAGTATATTTGATAAACTGGACCGTTAAAAGCCGTATCAACCTTTATATTGTTACAACCAGGTGAGCCAATTACTGATATATCTTGAACTTGTCGGACCCTTTGAAAGAAGGTGGTCTTTGGTGGATTTTCAATAAGAGTATAATCAACAAGGAGATACCCACTCGAAATCTTGTATCCAGGATTTCCGCCAAATGAAATTCGGATATCCGGTTCAGAAACCATAAAAAACCCCTTTTTAACAATGTAGAATGGAAGATTGATGGTTGTATTCACCAAGACATTCGATGTTGCAACCTTTTCAAGAGGCGTTTTAAACTCATTGTCTATTTTTATAAAGTCCCCTTTGAGAGATTCGAGCACGTTTGAATTGACTATAAACTCCGCCTTGTTTATTATAGACTCTCTTAATGTATTTCCACCAAAATTGCAGATGACTCGAACTCTTGTGATGAGATCACCCAGTTTTGGTATATGAATTGTGTAATCCCCGGTTCCCAGATATACATCTTTTGGAAATTCAACCTTTATAGATTGCGTTGTTCTTCTTTTGGTATCTGGTAAATCTTGTGTATTTGATGTTCCGGTAAAATTGAAACTGGTTTGAAAACTTCCGTCACCTCCAAAAAATGTAGTTGGTACTACTGGTAGTTTTTGTGAAGGACTTGTACTCATTAAGTAATCCTAAGAAAATAATAAACCTGAAATACCATACTTGATTTTAAGAGCATTTAAATTTTCATAGTAAACATTCGAAACCGGTCCACTGTCCACATGAATATCTCTTATTCTACTGAAATTGATTGGACCGTCAAAAACCACACAATTTCCAAGTAAAGGTACATTTGTAAATGTATCAAAAGAGGCTACATTTGAAGAATCAGAATCAAACATATATTCTCCATTGAAGTAAAGTGATCCAAAAATATTCGAACTAAAAATCTTTGTACAAGGTCCTTTTGGATCAACAGTTGTAACACTTGGAACAATCATTGTATAAGAGGCGTCAGAGGAGGGTGAGTTTTGAAGTTTTACATAACTAACAACAACTGCTGCTGAAACTGGAGTTTGAAAATCAACTCGAAGTTGCACATCTTGATTTGTAATTGCATGAATTGGAATCATCTTCAAAAGATTGGTGTATATGAAATACGAACGATACTCTGGAACCACAGATGTCCCATCCCCTTCTATAAGATTCAATAATGGTCTATTTTTATATGTATTTGAAATCTCTTTTTTGAATTTTAAAAACTCTTGAGGAATATATTGGATGAGCTGTTTACCTATATAAAGACTCACTGAATTGATTATGTTTTGCCAAGATGGATACTTGTATGTATTTGTATTTGGAACTGCGACATCATACCCTTGAATGAATCCAGACTGTCTAAGTGTCAAAGTAGAGGTACCAGTAGTAACATAATAAAAGTTACTTGGTAAAACTTGTAGATCCTTGTAATTGTATCCAAAGAAATTTGCAACTGCAATTGAATCAAAAACTGTTGTAATCTGAGAAGAGCTATCAAAAGGAAATGTAAAATTTATATAACTATTTTTGATACTCGGAATTCCAACAATATCGGTGTAACAAGTAAACCCACCAAGACCGGAACCAAGTGCTCCATTTGACAAGTCTCCTAGTAAACCAATTGTTCCAAATAAAGTAACTGTTCCAAAACTAAAAACTGGATAAATTGTTGTAGATAGATAATTCAATGTTGGTACATTGTAGTTGAGTGAATTTGTATTATATGTTATTATTGAAGGTGGTAAAACATCAAACGTAATTGATAAAGTTGTTAAATTATTATAAACATTTGAGAATGATGCATTGGTACCAAAAAAAGATTTGGAACTATTTACATAGATATGTGTATTGTATTTCAGACTATTTATACCAATTATCCCAGAGAACCAAATATATCTTTTAGTACTATCAGTTATTGAGGAATACCCATTTCCAGCCATCAAACGAACCGGATATGTGAATCCAGATGTATACCCAGTTGAATCAGTTGAAACCGTCGCAAAACCAAAAATAAAACTAGAAAAACTCCCCTGTCCCAACTGTCCACTTGAATTGTTCCCAGATGAATAAATTGAAGATGAAGTTGCAATCAATGTAAAATCGGGACCGCACGCCACATTTGAAACAACTGAAGGAAACCCAGAATCAGTCACGTAAACAAATGAATAATAAGCTGATGTATCTGAACCAAGTTCCCCGTAGACATTGGTTCCAGTCTTGGCAACTTTTCCTCCAGAGACCAAAATAAGCGTTGCATAATTTGTGCATTGTACATCTAAGAAAGTACCTGTAGCAACCGGAATGAATGAGGTCACTGGCAAAACTTGCCCCACAATACCGTTTCCTAATTGGCCTTTTGAATTGTCCCCACAGGTCCAAATAGTTCCAGATGAATCAAGTATCGCAGTGTGAGACTTTCCACATGCAATTTTTGCCACTGGAATATTAAATGGAGGAAAATAACTGATCATCGAGGTGACATTTGAGGTGTTTCCGGTTCCAAGCTGTCCCGATGAGTTGTTCCCGGCGACAAATATATAATTGGAGTTGCTTACAGTAAAGAGTGAGAAATCAGGACCTGCTGCAACATTGGACACGTAAGGTGAAACTTTATTCTGAAAAAGATTAATCTGATTCACGTCAAAATTTGATGGTGTAATTTGCATCAATGGTGAATTTTGTCTTGAAATTGAGTAAAAACTCGCATACCCAGGGGGTGGGGTCCCTCCAAAAGTCCAGAAATTATCATTGGTATTCACCAGACCAGGGAGAGTAATCTTTATTGAGATGTCGGATATAAAGTCCCCTTTATATGGTATGGTACAGATTCGGTTATCTATGGTATCAAAAGGCAAAACATAATTCTCAATGTGATTTGGTTGATCAACAGTTACATTTGGGTAAAACAGACTAACATCTGGTGAATCGGTTAAAAAACGATCTTGTAATCCAGTGACGGCTCCGTAAACCTCACTCATCCTGATATTATGTGAGTTTTTATTCCATTATTAAAAAATCGCATAATTACAATGAATTTACAATTGAAAAGATTCGATCCAACAAAGATTGCTTCAGACAAGGTGTGTGTGGTGATTGGAAAGAGAGGAACTGGCAAATCGACACTTGTTACTGACTTACTTTACCACAAAAGGGACATACCGGTTGGAGTTGTCATGTCAGCAACCGAGGAGGGGAATCATTACTACAAACAGTTTATACCAGACTTGTTTATTTATGGGGATTACAGCAAAGATACGATAGAAAAGGTTATAGCTAGACAAAAGAAGCTTGTTTCTTTGAACAAAACACAACCTGCATTTATACTTTTGGATGATTGCATGTACAACAAGACATTTATGAAGGACACTTGCATTCGGCAGTGTTTCATGAATGGTCGCCACTGGAAAATATTCTTTTTATTGACGATGCAGTATTGCATGGATCTGAGTCCAGATCTTCGTGCAAATGTTGATTATGTGTTTGTTCTTCGTGAAAATGTTATTCAAAACAGGGAGAGACTCTACAAGGCTTTCTTTGGAGTCTTTCCCTCTTTTGATTTATTCAACAAGGTGATGTCAGCGTGCACTGAAAATTACGAATGTCTCGTTCTGGACAACACAAGCAAGTCCAACAAGTTGGAGGATTGTGTATTTTACTACAAGGCTCCGATTAGAAAAGGGTTTCGAATCGGTTCAGAGGCTATGTGGCGTTACCACCAGACTCATTACAAACCAAATGCAACTGTGAATCCCAATTTGACCAAAAAGACGAATGTGGTGAATATAATAAAGAAATGAAAATGTGAACACCTCCAAGTAATCTTTGATTTCCAACTCAATGGATTCCATCTGGAGAAGTTTACCAATTGAATTATCTGACAAAATTTGTAACAATTTGATTCACGTGAGAGGAATAAATGATGCTCTCAAGAGAGAGATTGAGCAAGAACAATGGAAACTTAACAAGTTTTATTGGGACTGGACCAGACATCTTGCATACATACCAGGATGGATTCCATCACAAGGGTGGATCCATGTATACATCGCACTTGTAAATTGGCTTAAAGGATCGTCAGCCAATTTACATGTGTGTTCACGGTTTAAAGATGAGTTGATTTGTAGGGAGATTTGGGCTCTTTTGTCACCAGAAGACCGAGATGAGTTTTTGAGAGATGTGTACAAGGACAACTAATTTAGTTGGACAACTAAATTAGTTGGACAACTCTTAGAGTTGGACAAACAAAAATGAGAGGATCTCACCAATCTCATTTGTGTTTGAAGGTTTGTAACCGGTGCAAGAAGAATATTCGTTGGTATTATGGATTACTTGTGGATGAAAACATGTTTCAGATTGAACTTGATGTGGGTGATGAATTTCATTTTATGAGGATCCATGATCGAGAAGTGAAATGGGCTCGTAATCAAGCGCGTTTACATTATGCAGCAGTGAAAATTCAGAGACGATGGAGAAATGCAACTGCAAATCCGAAATTTTTATTGTGCCGCCGCCGTCTCACCAGTCTCTTCTAGTGAAACAGACTCTTTCGCGCGCTTATCAATCTCATCCTGAACCTTTTTATCAGCAAGCTTGACAAGTTCAGCAACTGACAGGTCTGGAAATTCCGTTCGAAGCTTCTCCACAATGTCAGCAGGGTGTGGAATTGGTGGAACATCTGGTTTGTTGTAAAACTTTGAATTTTCATCACCAGGCTCGATATATGGAGTGTCCGAGTCTGGTAGAGGGGTCGCAGCCATGTCACGCTTACGCTTCTCAAACATGGATGCAGCAAGCTTCTGATTCTCACGATACTTGCTCATGATATCCTCCAGTTTATCATCAGCATAATGAACATCATCAATATGATCCCTGTCAGGTGGAACCAAAAGCCACTTGTACATGTCAACTACATAAATATCAAAAGTTGCATCGTCCCGCTGAAGACGTTTTGCGTGAGACTCCGCCTCTGCGCGAGTTGAAAATGCTCCACGAATCTTGATTCCAAATTTATCGGTTTTTTGAGGACAGTCTGGACCTACAATAGACAGGCACGCAAAAAGCTGACCAGGCACAGTGAGATAATCAGTCTCAAGAGACATTTATATTTAGTCGTTTAAAATCTTTAATTGAATGTGGTTCCCATCATTGTCACTGATGTTGAATCATACGTACCTGACCCAGATCCACCTAATATGAATGCAAGTGAAGGACTTGATCCATATCTACTATAAGTAAATGTACCATCATTATTATCAATAGTTGTAAATTGTACTGAATTTCCACCAGATGATAATATTATGTTTTGTGTTGTTAGATCAAAACTCATCGTTGTATTTTGAGAACCATTCACAGTTGGATTTGACAATGTATTCATTGTTATAGTATTTCGTAAACCTGTACTGGTACTGGAAGATCCACCTCCAGAAACCACACTTTGGACTCCACCTCCAGAAACCACACTTTGGACTCCACC